TCGTCGATGCATGCAACGGCGTCATCACCGCTCTCGAAACGGGCCGCGGCATCTTGGCGGCGGAGGCGGCGACGGCGGAGGCGGAGGCGGCGACGGCGGAGGCGGAGGCGGCGGAGGCGACGGCGCGGTGGGCGGCGACGGCGGCGCGGTGGGCGGCGACGGCGGCGCGGTGGGCGGCGACGGCGGAGGCGGCGGCGACGGCGGAGGCGGCGACGGCGCGGTGGGCGGCGACGGCGGAGGCGGCGGCGACGGCGGAGGCGGCGACGGCGGCGACGGCGGAGGCGGCGGCGACGGCGGCGACGGCGGAGGCGGCGACGGCGGCGACGGCGGCGACGGCGGCGACGGCGGAGGCGGCGACGGCGGCGCGGTGGGCGGCGCGGTCGAACGCATATAAGACCCTGGCCGAAACCCTCTTTAAAATTATCGACGCCGAACTCGCCGCCGAGAGCAGCGCGTCGAAATGATCGTCGCGTGTGATCCGGGCGTCTCGGGTGCGCTGGCGCTATGGGATTGGCGCTCCGGCTGTCTCGACGTCGTGCGCATGCCCGTGCAGCAGAAGCAGATCGCCGGCCGGAAGCTGCGCACGGTGATCGACGAGGGCGAGGTGCTGTCCACCCTCCAAGCCTTTGCGGCGATGGGTGCGACGCACCTGTTCATCGAAGCAGTCGGCGGCCTGCCGGGGCAATCCGCTCCGGCGGCGTTCAACTTCGGCCACGGCTACGGAGCCGTCCGCATGGCCGCCCTGGCCGCGGGGTTGGCGCTGGAGGCGATACCGCCTGCGGTGTGGAAGCAAGCCCTGAAGGTGCCGAAGGACAAGCACGCGGCGCGCCACCGGGCGAGCGAGATGATCCCGACGCACAAGCACCTATGGGGCATGGCGAAGGACGACGGGCTCGCCGAAGCGGCTCTGCTCGCGCTCTACGGCGAGCGCTGGATCAAGGGCGTCTTCACGAAGCGCGCACCGGAAGAGCAGGCTGACGTCGACGAGGCTCGGCGCAGCCGCGAGGCCGCCGCGGCCGAGCGGCGCGACCGGGCGTCGGCGAACAAGGCGAGGCAATCATGATCCATACCGGCGTTTCGGGCATCCTCTGCTGCGCGCATCACGACGGCCGCCGTTGGCACGGACACACCTACGAAGTTCGAGCATGGTGGCCTGCGGACGGCACCGATGCGATGGAGCGGCACGAGCAGCTTGCACGGGTGCTGAAGCTCTACGATCATCGCGGCCTTGGTGCGAACGAGAGCAGCGGCGAGCAGCTTGCCGAATTGATCGGCCACAAGCTCGACGGATGCGACGAGATCGAGGTAAGCCGCCCCGGTGAACGCATCTTCGCTAGGTGGCGGCGTGGATGAAGAGCTTCGCTTCTTCACCGGCATGCACAATCCGCACTCGGCTCGACACCTGCCGATGGCGTGCATCAGCGCGACGGTGCTGCGTCGCCGGCGCGGCCCGTTCATTCCTCCCGCGGGAGGATGGATGATGGACAGCGCGGCCTTCACGACGATCCAGCGCTTCGGCGACTTTCCGCATTCGCCGGGTGAATACGCCGTCGAGGCGGAACGCTGGCGGGCGCAGGTGCCCGGCCTGCTGATCGTCGTGTCGCAAGACTATATGTGCGAGCCGTTCATCCTTGAACGCACCGGCCTGGCCGTGGCCGATCATCAGCGGATGACGATCGAGCGCTACGACGAATTGCTTCTAGCGTGGAGCCTCATCAGTGACGGCTCCGTGCCAATCATGCCCGTGCTTCAGGGCTTCGAGCCTGAAGAATACGTTGACCATATCCGCCAGTATGGCGATCGACTGCTGCCCGGCATGTGGGTGGGCGTCGGTTCGGTGTGCAAGCGGCAAGGTGATCCCTCGCTCATCGTGCGAGTGCTGGAGGCGATTAAAGCCGAGCGCCCCGATCTGCGGCTACACGGCTTCGGCGTGAAGCTGACCGCCCTGCGCGATCCGCGGGTGCGGGCGCTGCTCTACAGCGCCGACAGCATGGCATGGTCCTTCTCGGCCAGGAAGCAGGGGCGCGATGCGAACTGCCCGCTCGAAGCGCTGACATTCCACAACAAGGTGATGGCCCTGTGAAGCGTTACACGATGTTCAGCGCGGGGCAGGGAAGCTACCGCACCGCCAAGATCGACCGGGCGTTGCACCCGCAAGTCGAGCACGGCCTGCTCTTTACGGACGTGCTCTACGAAGACGCCGACGCTTATCGGTTCCTGATCGAAGCGGCCGCTGACGTCTATGATCGGCCGCCGCCGAATTGGCTCCCGCACGCCGAAGACTTCCCCGACTACCGCGTCGACGAGAGCGTGCGGATCGAGGACTATGCCGGCAACCCGGAGTGGCGCGCCTTCCTTCAGCAGCTTCGCGAGCGCACCGCCGAAGTGATCCCCGAACTTGTGTGGATCGTCGAGGGCCGCGATCCGTGGGAGGTGTTCAGGGATGAACGCATGCTCGGCAACACGCGCCGCGATCCCTGCTCGAAGTTCGGCAAGCGCGAGATATTGGATCGCTGGCGCAAAGAGCATTGCAGCCCTGACGACGTGTTCCTCGTCGGGATCGGCGATCACGAAAAAGAGCGCTTCTACGGTGATCCGGCGAAAGGCACCGCGGGCATTCGCGCTCGCCACGCCTCGAAGGGGTGGAAGGTCGAAGCGCCGCTGATCGCGCTCGACGAGCATCCGAACTGGCGCGATCTCCCGCCCGGCACGATGGCCCTAGCCTATCTGCCGCTCGAAGAATTGGGGATGCGGCCGCCGCGGCTCTACGCGAAGGGCTACATGCACAACAACTGCGGCGGCTTCTGCGTGAAGGCCGGCATGGCGCATTGGCAGAACCGTTATCGCGTCGACCCGGAGCGCTTCGCCTATGATGCGATGATGGAGCAGAAGATCAGAGCGTTCCTGAACAAGAACGTCTCGATCCTACGCGACCGCCGCGGGGGCAAGACGAAGCCCATGACGCTCGACACCTTCGCGGCTAGGGGCTCGGGTCCGACGATCGAATATCTCCCCGGCGAGAGCGGCTGCGGCTGCATGGGGCTTTGACGATGACGCGCCCCCTCATGCCCTATCAGGTCAAAGGCGCAGAGTTCCTTGCCTCCAAGGATCGCGCCGGCCTTCACGACGAGATGGGCGTCGGCAAGACGGCGCAGGCGATCGGTGCGCTGGATCGCGTCAACGCCCGCCGCGTCATCATCGTGTGCCCGGCCGCCGTCCGCGAGGTGTGGCACGGCGAGTTCAAGAAGTTCGCCCTGATCCCCCGCAAGGTGCTGAAGGCGAAGAGCATCCACGATCTCGGCGTGTGGCTGAAGGGCCGCGCCGACGTCATGCTGCTGTCCTATGAGCTTGCGAGCAAATGGGCCGACAAGATCGAGGGCGATCTGTTCGACGCGCTCGTGTTCGACGAGGCGCACTACCTGAAGACGCCGACGTCGGCGCGCACCCGCTCCATGCTCGGCACGCATTGCGACGGAGCGGGCGGGCTGGCGCGATGGGCGGCGCATGTGTGGTTCCTCACCGGCACGCCGATGCCGAACGATCCCGTCGATATCTGGCCGTGGCTGCGCTTCGTCGGCGGCACCCCTCTCGGGCTCGCGCCGTTCACCGCTCGCTACTTCAAGAGCCGGATGGGAACCTTCGCCGCCAAGCAGACGCCCCGCGACGAGATGATCCCCGAACTGAAGATCGCGCTCGACGCTTTCCGGCTGAAGCGCACGAAGCGCGACGCCGGGCTGAACCTGCCGCCGATCCACCTCACGACGACGACGGTGGACGGCGACACGGGCGAGATCGTCGCGCTCCTGCGCGAGTGGCCGGGGCTGGAGCAGGCGATCATTGACGCGATCGAGCAGGGCGGGCTCTCCTTCATCGAAGCGCAGCATATCGCCACGCTGCGCCGGCTCGTCGGCGAGGCCAAGGCTCCGGCCTATGCGAAGCTCGTCGCCGAAGAGATGAAGAACGGCCGCGACAAGCTCGTCATCTTCACATGGCACACCCGCGCCGCCGAGATCATCACCTCCTACCTGATGGGGGAGGGGCTGCACACGACGCTTGTCGACGGGAAGACCAAAGAGACGGATCGCATGGCGCATGTGAAGTCGTTTCAGGAAGACCCGGAGCACCGCATCTTCGTCGGCAATATCCGCGCCGCCGGCACGGGGTTGACGCTCACCGCCGCTTCGGACCTCGATATGTTCGAGAGCAGTTGGGCTCCAGCCGACAATGCGCAGGCGCTCATGCGCGTGCATCGCATCGGCCAGGGCCGGGCCGTTCGCGCCCGGTTCATTTCTCTGGCGAACAGTATTGACGAGGTTGTTGCGGAAACTGTAGCAAGGAAGACGGCCGCAATCGCATCGATCGAGCACTATGGAACCGACGAACAGCCGCAACGTCCGGTGGCTTCCGCTACGGGAAGCACCGGATTACGAAATATCTTCTGATGGGCGATTGCGTCGCGCCACTGCCGGTCGGAACACCGCGCCGGGCGTCGAGCAGCCGGGGTATCTGCGCAAGGACGGCTACCTATGGGTGACGATCCGCATCGGCGATCAGCGCGTCGCACGCAGCCTGCACCGGCTCGTCTGTCGCGCTTTTCACGGCGAGCCGCCCTTTCCGGGCGCACAGGTGGCGCACCGCGACGGCGTGCGGACGCACAATGCGGAAACGAACTTGTCGTGGAAGACCGCCAAGGGCAACGCGGCGGATCGCGATCAACACGGGCGGACGAAGCGCGGGCACGCGCACTACCTCGCCGCGCTGTCGCCCGAAGCCCTGGCCGATATTCGATTGTCGTCGCTGTCGTGCCGGGAAGCGGCCGCGAAGCACGGCGTATCGAAGGCGACGATCAGCCGAGCACGACGGCACGAAACCTATGAGTAAGCGGCCCGCGCCATCTTCTAACAAGGGCGTGGTGCTCCTGAAGCGGTCGAACGCGCGCTGTTCGTGGAGCCGCACCTTCGAGCGCTGGATCGTGCGTGACGGCGCACAAGAGCTTGGCTCTGGAGAGTTTTCGCACGATGCTTGGCACCGCGCGCGAAAGGCGCTTGACGGCGGCGCATAACCTGTTAGTCGTTCCACTCTCAACACCGGAGATCACCGCTATGCCTATTGATTTGCGTATCAGCGCCGACAGCGTGCAGGAGTTCGATCAACTTCTCGCCCGCTTCACCGGCGCATCGTCGACCGCCATTGCCGCCGCGACCGTCGCGGCCGCGCCGGCTCCTTCTCCTGCTCCCGCCGCGCAGCCTGCCGCTTCGAGCGACACCGGCGTCGGTGCGATGAGTGTCGCGGACGTCAAGACCGCAGCGGCCAGCGCCGATCGCGCCACGCTGGATCGCATGCTCGCCGAAGAGCAGGCCGGCAAGAAGCGCACCGGTGCCATCTCGGCGATCGAGGCCGCTATCGCCGCTGCGCCGACGCAGAACCCCGATGGCACGCCGATCGCCCCAACTCCCGAGCCGACGCCGCAGCCCACGCCGGGCGGAACGGACGCCCCGCCTGCCGAGAGCATCCCGCCCAATCAGGCGGCCGCCGTCGACCCTTTCGCCAGCCCGGCCGCCGGCGCGGATGCCACCGCATCGCAGGCGGGGGCATCGCCTGCTTCCGCTGAAACCGTCGCGGCCACTCCGGCCGCCACGAGCCCCGAAGTGCAGGCCGCGCAGAACGCCGGCGAGGTGACGGTGCAGCAGTTGAAGGACGCGATGGCCGATCTCCTGAAGGCCAAGTCGGCATCGTTCGCGATGGCGACGCTGGAGCAGGCGACGGGGTGCAAGAGCCTCACGTCGGGCTCGCCGTCCGTCGTCGAGAAGGCGAAGGACGATCCGGGCATCCTGCGCCGCACGCTCGACGCCCTCGTCGCCGCCAAGACCGCGGCGTAACCTCACACAACGGAGAGCAGGCGATGAGCGAACACGCCACCAAAGCGCATAGCCGTTTCGGCGGATCGGTGATCGGGCGTGTCATCGCCTGCTCCGGTTCGCCTGCACTATGTGCTACCGTGCCGGAGCGCGGTTCGAGCAGCTACGCCGACGAGGGCACCTTCGCGCATCAGCTTGGCGAAGAGTGTCTTACCGCCCGTCTCTTCGACGCTTCGCAGCGGATCGGCGACGAGATCACGAGCCCGAAGCTTGCCTCGAAGAAGATCGTCACCGAAGAGATGGCGGCCGCCGTGCAGGTCTATCTCGACGCCGTGCAGGAAGAACTCGGCCGCAGTCCCGACGCCATCATGGAGATCGAGCAGCGCTTCGCCCTCCCGATCGCATCGGCCGAAGACGGCGAGGTGTTCGGCGCGAACGACTGCCTCGTCTATCACCCTTCGCTCGGCCGTCTCGTCGTGTTCGATTACAAGCACGGCCAGGGGGTGAGCGTCAGCGCCGAAGACAACGCGCAGTTGAAGTTCTACGCCGCCGGCGCAGCACTGACGCACCCGGATTGGAGCATCGCCGAACTCGTACTCGTCATCGTGCAGCCCCGCGCTCGCGACGCCGACGAGCAGGACATTCCGGGGGTGAAGCCCCGGCCGATGGACACGTTCGAGCTTCTGGAGTTCGTCGCCGAAGTCGAGCAGGCCGTCGATCGCGCCAAGGCCGTCGACGCCCGCCTCGCCGAGAGCGGCCCGCTCGCGATCCGTGACGCGCTCAACCCCGGATCGCACTGCCGGTGGTGCGACGCTGCGGCCGTGTGTCCCGCCAAGCAGGAAGAGGTGACGGCTTCGATCGGCATCGACTTCAGCGACATTGCGGGGATCAGCCCGAAGGCGCTGCCGAAGCCGGCCGACATGGACACGGCCCGGATCGGCAAGCTGCTTCAGGGGCTCGACGTGCTCGACGCATGGGCGAAGCAGGTGCGCGAGTTCGCATTCGGGTTGCTCACGCAGGGCGTGCCGGTGCCGGGCTTCAAGCTCGTCGACAAGATCGGCCGCCGCAAGTGGATCGACAACGAGAGCGAGATCGCCGGCTATCTGGAGGTGATCTACGGCGTGGAGGCCGATGACGTCTATCCGCGCAAGCTCGTGACGATCACCGAAGCCGAACGGCTCATCAAAGCTCGCATCCCCGCCGCCGACAAGGCGGGGCGCAAGGAAGCGCTCGACGATCTGTCGCTGCGCTTCACCCTGAAGGATAGCTCCGGGCAGACTATGGCACCGGACACCGATCGGCGGGATGCTGTCACCGCCGGGGCGGCCGCGGACTTCGCGGGCGTCAATATCGACAGCTAACCGAGACTGAAACCGAACAGAGACAGAGGACCGAGATCATGACGTATCAGATGAACGCTTCCGACATGGACCCGAAGTGGATCGAGGAAATGTGGGCGAAGTTCCCTTGCCAGAAGGTGATCGACGCCAACGGACAGCCCAACGGCAACTACCGCACCGGCCCGGTGCGCGGCAGCTTCCTCAACGTCTTCGCGCGGGGCAAGCCCGTGCCGCCGGCGACGCAGGGCAAGTTCACCGCCACGGCTCTCTTCCCGCCCGCCGCCGATCTCTCCGTCCTGAAGACGGCTGCGACCGAGGCGGCGCTCGCGAAGTGGCCCACGGCCGGCCAGGTGGGCGGCCCGACGCTGCACACCCCGTTCCGCCAGCAGGCCGACAAGGCGAACATCGAAGGCTACACGCCCGGCGGCGTCTTCGTCGTCGGCGTGGCCGATCAGCGCCAGCCCTATATCGTCGACGCGCGTGGCGCGCCGATCGTCAATCAGGACGAAGCGCAGAGCGGCTTTTGGTATCTGATGGTGCTCCGGCCGTTCGTCTTCGACAGCGGCTTGAAGAAGGGCGTCAGCTTCGGGCTCAACGGCCTGATGATGATCGCCAAGGATCGCACCTTCGGCGGTGGCGGGGGCAACCCCGCCGCGGACTTCGCGGGCGTGTCGATCGACACGAGCGCGCAGGCGGCCTCGGTCAACCCGGCAAGCCTGTTCTGATGCCATGCCCCGCTGGCCGGAGAGAACCGCTCTTCAGCGTTTTGTCGAAAAGTGCCGGTTCGATCCGGCCAGTGGGTGCGTGCTGTGGGTCGGCGGCACCACGCAAGGGCGAGGGCACCACGTCCCTTATGGCAGTTTTTGGTTTGAAGGGAGGCGGTGGTTCGCGCACCGATGGGCCGCGAAGTTCATTCACGGCCACGAAATCGCCGGTCTTCAAGTCGATCACGAATGCACGAACACGCTGTGCCAGCAGCATCTTCGCCCCGTGGAAGCGTCGATCAATCGAGAACTCCAGTGGATAAGGGTTCAGGTGGGGTGCGACCCGTACCCCTATCCCGAGCCGGAACCGTGCGACGGCATTCCGTTTCACTGGCCCCCGCCCTGGCTAGAGAACACGCACCACGACGTGAAGGCGACGAGCTTTTCTGCCCGCACTGCTTGAAGCGGTGGGGCGTCGACGAGGATTACCCAGAGCAATGTCGCAAGAGCTAGCCGCCCATATCGACTTCGAGACGCGCGCCACTGTCGATCTGAAGAAGGCCGGCGTCTATCGCTACGCCGAACACCCGCTCACCGGTGCGATATGCTTGTCGTGGCGCATCGGTGAGCGCGGAATCGTCAATCGCTGGCGGCCCGGAGACGAAGACCCTTACGAACTGCTCGCCCATATTGAGAGTGGCGGCCGCGTCGTCGCCCACAACGCCGGGTTCGAGCGGACGATATGGAATTGGGCGTTGCTGAAGCGCGTCGTGCCGCACTGGCCGGCGCTGCGTATCGAGCAGCAGGATTGCACGATGGCCCGCGGGCTTGCGCTCGCCCTGCCCGCCTCGCTCGATCAACTCGGCCGGGCGCTGAAGACGCCGATGCAGAAGGACAAGGAAGGGCACGCGCTGATGATGCGTATGTGCAAGCCTCGCCGCATCGATCCTGACGGCACAGTTGTATGGTGGGATGACGAAGAGCGCGTCGGCCGCCTCATGGATTACTGCGATCAGGATGTCGAGACAGAGACGGACGTCGACCGGTCGATCCCCGCGCTCTCCCCCGAAGAACGGCGCGTGTGGGAACTGGATCAGACGATCAACGATCGCGGCGTGATGATCGATGTCAAGTCGGTGGAACGCGCCCTTGCCGTGGTCGAAGAGGCGCTAAAGCGTGCCGACGATCATATGTGGTGGCTGACGGACGGCGCGGTGCGCAAATGCTCCGAAGCGGCGAAGCTCGTGAAGTGGCTCAACGACCGCGGCATCCCCTGCGTGAGCGTCGCCAAAGGCGAAGTCGAAGAAATCGTGCTAGCGACGTCGATCATGGGCGATACTACGGCCGAAGAGGCGATCCGCCTGCGCCGAGCAGCGGCGCGAACGAGCACTGCAAAGTTCAAGGCGATGCTCAACAGCGTGTGCAGCGACGGCCGCGTCCGAGGAACGCTCGCCTATCATGGTGCGGCCACCGGGCGATGGGCGGGGCGGATCATGCAGCCGCAGAACTTCCTTCGCCTTGACGCCGACGATCTGCCCGACGTGATGATGGCGATCGACCTTCTCGCGCTCCAGCGCAGCGCCAAGGAGATCGTCGACGCGATCGAGGCCGTAATCGGTCCGGCGCTGGAGACAGTCGCGAAGTGCATGCGCGCCATGCTCGTCGCCCCGTCCGGCAAGAAGTTCGTGAGCGGCGACTTCAGCAACATCGAAGGGCGCGGTGCGGCGTGGATCGCCGACGAACACTGGAAGCTCGAAGCTTTCCGCGCCTACGATCGCGGTGAGGGCGCCGATCTTTACAAGCTGTCCTATGCCCGCTCGTTCGGCCAGGACGTCGAGACGGTGACGAAGGCCGAGCGTCAGATCGGCAAGGTGCAGGAACTCGCGCTCGGCTATCAGGGCAGCGTAGGCGCGTATATCGCGATGGCGGCCGGCTACGGGATCAAGCCTGCGCAGGTGGCCGCCGTGGCGCGCACGGCCGTCGCGCCCGAAGAGTGGCACCGCGTCTCCACGTATTACAGCGACGAGGATAGCCGCGGGTTGGATCAGGATACGTGGACCGGCGTAAAGTGTGTCGTTAACGCGTGGCGCGCCGCGCATCCAAATATCGTGCAGGCGTGGTGGGATTTGCAGGACGCAGCCATCGCGGCCGTTGGCACGCCGGGGCTGAAGGTGCCGGTCCTGAACAGCCGCGTCGTGTATCTTGCTGCGAACGGCTTTCTCTATTGCCGCCTCCCGAGCGGCCGGGTGCTATGCTACGCGATGCCGCGCATGGTGCGCCAGCAAATCGAAGCGCCGAAGAAGGCGCACGAGATCATCGGCATTGGCGGCGAGAAGATTTGGGTGGAAGCGACGCCCGGCCGCTACAAATATGCGGTCGAATACGACGCGGTGAACAGCTACACGAAGCGATGGGAGCCGCACCGCCTCTATGGTGGGCTCCAGTTCAACAACGTCGTGCAGGGGCTCGCCCGCGACAAGCTCGTCGCCAGCATGTTCCGCGTCGAAGCAGCCGGCTATCCGCTCGTGCTCACCGTCCACGACGAAAACGTCAGCGAAGTCGACACGCTCTTCGGCTCGGCCGACGAGTATCAGCGGATCATGGCGCAACCCGATCCGTGGTGCGCCGACATGCCCGTCGCCGTCAGCGCGTGGGAGGATATTCGCTACGTCAAGTAGTTGCGCGACGCCGCATAACAAGTTACACCTACACGCCTAAACGGAGAAGCACATGGCGTCCGCAGCACCGAAGACCCTCGAATTGCCCCCTAAACTCGGCGAACTGTATCGGTTCCTCGACGGGAAGGGCGACGTCGATATCCTCGAAATCTACACGTCGATCGTCGATCCGCGCGAGGGCAAGCCGCTGCGCGAGGCGCAGCAGTATCTCGGCCCCTACATCACGAAGCTGAACCGCCGTCTGCGCGAACACCGCAAGGCGGTCAAGCCCGGCCGGCTGAAGGGCACCTATTGCCTCTGCGCGCTGTAGGCGGTCGTCATGTCCGCGCCCGACGTCGAAGCTCTGCTGCTCGCAACTTTCAGCTATAACCCTGACACCGGACACTTTATCCGGCTCGTTGATCGATCGCAGGGCGGCCACTCGCGCGGCGTCGGTAAGCGCGCAGGGCACCCCGCCGGGGTAGGCTATCGAACGCTGCGGCTGCACGTCGACGGCGAGAGAATCGTGGTGCCGGAACATCGGGCGGCGTTTCTCTTCATGACCGGCAAGCTACCTGTCGATAAGGTGGATCACCTGAACGGCGTTCGCGACGACAATCGGTGGTGCAATCTTCAGGACGTCAGCACACAAGAGAACAACCGCAACATCGCCGTGCGCGAGACAGGGAGACAGGTCGTGCGTATCGGGGGGAAATACTATCCGCTGTTGACTGACGGTTATGACTGCCCTCGCGAAGCGGCTGCCGCTCGCGAAACCCTCAACTCTATTCTCCGACTGTTTTAATGAACATGCGCGATCACGCACTGGCATGGGCCGCTCGCGGATTTAGGGTCTTCCCGTGCATCCCCGGCGCGAAGGAGCCGCGCGTCAAGGCGTTCTACGACGTCGCGACCGCGGACGTCGCTGCCGTCGCCGCCATGTGGAGTGATCCCGTCACCGGCTGGCCGCTCGATCACAACATCGGTGTCGCGACCGACGACATGATTGTCGTTGATATAGATATGAAGAAGGGCAAGGACGGTATGGCGTCCTACATGGCTCTTGATCTTCCGCTCGATACGCTGATGGTGCGCACACCAACTGGCGGCCGCCACGCCTATCTGGCAGGCCCGTCGAAGAGCCTGTCCGCCGGCAAGATCGGCGATGGCTTGGATATCCGAAGTGCGCATGGCTACGTCATTGCGCCGGGCTCTATAGTCCCCGAAGGCACCTACGAGGTGGACAACGACGCGCCGATGGCCGTCGCCCCGTCGACGCTGATCGCCCGGCTCGACGAGCCTCGCGAGCGCAGCGGCGCAGCAGCCGCGACGGAACTCGACACGGAGTTCGCGTTGGCCCGCGCCACGAAGTATCTCGAAACCGAAGCGCCGCTTGCCGTCGAAGGCATGGGCGGCGACGATCTGACGTTCCGTGTCGCCTGCATCGTCAAGGACATGGGGCTGTCGGCCGAGACGGCATTTGACTTGATGGCCGAGCGCTGGAACGACCGCTGCTCGCCGCCGTGGAATTTGGAGGAACTACGGCAGAAGGTCGACAACGCCTTCCTATACGCCCTGTCGGCCGCAGGAGGGCAGTCACCGGCCGTTGACTTCGCCGGGGTAGGTGAGATGCCCGAAGCGCGTTACGCCGCTCCAGCGCCCGTAGATCGACGCTGGCAGGCACATGGCGACGCGATCAACTTCGATGCGACGTGGCTGTTCTACGAATTGCTGCCGCAAACCGGCGTCGGCGTGCTTTCCGGTCCGTCGCAGGGAGGCAAGACCTTCGTGCTGATGCACCTTGCTCGCTCGCTGGCGACGGGCAAGGGGTTCTTCGGGATAGAACCCGACGACCGTGGCGGCTCAATAATCCTGACCGGCGAAGGCCGCCGATCGGTGCTCAACCGTATGGAGGCGCTCGGCGAGGCGGATCGCCTCCCGATCGTCGCCGGCGATATCAACAACCTCGCCGCGGCAGGCGCGCTCGAAGCCCTGGCCGAAGACCTGAAGCAGCAGATGGCCGCGATGGAGGCAAGGTTTGACGTCCCGGTCCGCATGGTCGCGATCGATACGCTCTCGGCCTCCGGCCTCTTGCGCGACGAGAACGACAACAGCGAGGCAGGCATTGCCATGAAGGCGCTGTCTAAGCTGTCGGAGATGCTGAACGCCTTCGTGTTCGTCACGCATCACCCCCCGAAAGACGGCAAAGGCCAGCGGGGAGCGGGTGCGATCTTCAATGACGTCGACGTAGTTATCGAGATCACTCGCGAGAAGACAAACAGCATTCGTGAGCTGAGCGTCACGAAAGCTCGCGACGCTCAGCAGCGTTCGCTCGGCGTCTTCACGCTGATCCCGAAGGAACTCGGCCGCGACAGCCGCGGCCGCACCGTCACCTCCTGCTATGTGTCCGACGCGCCGCCGTCGCAGCGCGATCTCACGAAGATACCGAAGCACGTCGAGCTATTGGTGCAGAGCATCGAATGGGCGCTTGTCGAAGAGCCTGAAGAGATCGAGGGCCGCACCTGCGTCGATATCGAGATCGCCAAGAACGTCTTCAAGGATCGCTACGACGGCTCGAAGGATGTGTCGAACTTCAAGCGCAAGTGGGATCAGGTGCTCGCCTTTGCGGTCGAGAGCGGCGCGGTAACGATGATTCCGTTCGGCGGCCGCCGCTATGTGGCGCTGCCGTCTTTCGGTTGAGGCGCGATATAACCGGGCGGCGCAGGAACAACGCCGGCGGCCCGGCCGGAAAGGTAGAGCGCCGTTGCAATAGAAGCGAACGCCGACACGAGCGCAATGATGATCGGCGTCCATCCGCGGATGCCGACGAACACCCGCCCGGCCCCGGCGCGTTCATCCTTGTCGCGCATCAGGACGTCGAGCTTGCCGCTCATCTTATCGATCGCCTTCTCGGCCCGCTCCAGCCGTTCGTCGCGCTCTTCGAGACGGACGACACGGATATTCACGTCGTCGAGCTTGCCGTCGATCGTGTCCTGTTTGCGATTTATCGCCGACAGGTTATCGCGGATTTGCCCTAGGATTTGAAGCTGAAGCTCGTCAGCCGATCCGGGGTGTCGTGTCAGGCGATCTTCCATAAGCCTCTGTAACCTATCGACGAGGGCGGCCGCAACGCCGTTGACGGGTACATTTCCGTATTGTATGTAAGCGCACGTCAACGGAGATAGGACAGAGAGATGGGAAGACCGCGCGCCACCCCTGTTGAGCGTGCCTGCGCTGAATGCGGGGCGGTTTTCAGCAATGCTCGCAGAGCGGCGTTCTGCTCGCCGGCGCACCACCGCCAGTTCAACAACCGTCGAACGGCCAGGGGCGCAGTCGTTCTCCCCTACCTGATGGCGTGGATCGAAGGCAAAGGTGGCGGCCATAGCGGCGTCAACCCCGTGTCAGCGAAAGCGATGCGCGAGCTTACGCAGATTGTTCGCGAATGGATAGATGAGGATCGTAACGCCGGCCGGCCGTCTATGATCCCTTATGTCGACCGCCTGATGGCCGACACGCTCGTCATTGATCGGCGCGACCGGGGGCAGCGGGCGTTGCGGGCTCGTCGCCGAGCAGCGTCTTCACCCAATCCTGAAGACGAATCAGCTTGCCCCGGATATCCCCGCCGAGATCAAGCGTGTCGAGAGCCCATGGCAGCGCGTCCCTCCCCGCCAGCGCGGTCGATCCGTCAGCGGCTACCGTCACCGGCGGTCGGCTGAACTCCCCCGGCCGCACCAGCAGTTCCGCCGCCGGGCGCTCCCCGACCGTTCGCGGCGTCGACCGCCCGGTAAATGAGGCGCACCCCGTCAGCATCAACGCACACGTTGCGATAGACAGGGCGATCGATGATCTTCGGCACTTCACGGGTGATCTCCCTCACGATTGTCTCGCGCTGCACATTGGCAACCGCGCCGGCGGTATCCTGTTCCTGTGCCTTGACGATCTGCGTCTCGCGCTTCTTCCGATCGGCGTCGGCCGCCCTGGCGTAGGCGGCTTCGCACCGCTGCTTGCCGACGCGCTGGCCGTAGAAGAACGCGCCGATCAGCGCCAGCAACACACCGATCGTCAGCCCGAGACGGAGATAGCTCATTTCGCCTCATCCGTTTCCGGCGCACTGGCGGCCATCTTCTTCGCGACGATATCCGCATTCTTGTCAGCTAGTTCGCCACCGCTCTTCGTGGCGCTAAACGCCCACGACAGCGCGCCATTGATCCAGCCGGTGCCGACGATCAGCACGGCGATGTTCTTGAAGAACTCGTCTTGGCGAAGATCGGGAAACGCCACCATCATCGTCAACACCTGCACGGTGAGAGCGAAGCTCGCGATGGCAATCCACCCCCGAGCATCAGGCCAGCCGGGCAACTTCACGAGCGCAACTCGAAGTGCGGGCCGTCGATAAACGCGCTGCGGCCAGCCGCGCGTCTGCGGTCGACGTAGGCGCTAACCGCGCGCTCCATTGCGCTGTCCGTCGCGTCGATGCTGTCGAAACCGGCATCCCACGCGCCTCCCCACACAATCCGGGCGGCGACGCTGCGCTCTTCGGCGGCTCGACGCATCGCGGCGGCGATATCGTAGATCGGCCCCCACTCCCATCGAAGCTGTCCGTTGATGTAGGGCACAAGGTCGACCGCGTGGCCAAGCCCGTCGCTCTGCGGCAAGTGCTTCGAGTTCAGCGTCTTCGTCGCTTTGCGCGCGAAAAGAGCGCGCTGCTCCGCGAGCGTGCGGAGCCCGTCGTGGACACTGAAGTCCTGCACACTGATCTCGATCGCGCGTTTGACGACGCCGACGAGAACAGGATGCACGCCGTTGAGGTTGGCAAGCGACTTAGCTCCGAGCTTGAACATTCGATCCTCCTACGCGGCGATCTCGCCGAACGTCTTCCACGTACCGGGCGCCCCAGCAACCGTGCATACGTAGCCGCGGTTGCCTGCTGCGGCCGGATCGGCGATCCGGTATTCCTGGCCCTGCGGGTGAGTGCCGAGCGTGGGCTCGCCGTTCGTCGTCATAGGTTGCGCGATATCGATGCCCGGCTCGTTGAGTCCGTTGGTGCCGGTCCATATCCATACACCTTCGATCTTGAAATACCAATCGGGATCGGCGACGACCGGCGCGGCCTGCGCGAAATGCGGATAGATGCGCAACTTGTTCGACGTCGCCGACGAAGGAACAACGGCACGCGCTACGATAAATTCGTCGGCGATATATTCACCGGAACCGATGTTGAAGAACGAGTAGATGATGCCCTCCGGGTCAACTTCATCATCCCACGCGGCGATGAACGTCGGCGGGGCGTTCGCCGGAAACTTGGCGCCGTTCACCTTCAACAGCGCATACACGATTACGTTGTTTCCGGCCCGCTGCTTCTCAGTGTCGAGCGGGAACTCTGCGAACGCAAAGCCATCCGCCGCGCCACGATACTTAACCGAGCCGAAGCCGTATTTTTTGTCGGCCGTGTCGACCGTTACGTTCGCGCCGAGGTCGAACCAACTACTGATCGCGCCATCCGGACCTACGGTGTTCCACCCCTGAAGCGCGAACTGCGCCGGAGTCGATGTGAAGTTTCGCCCGAACGCCTCAATCGAACCGTCCGAATCGATTGGCGGCAGCGTCCCTAGGGGGCTCACCGTCAATGGCGTGGACGACATACAGCGCATGTCGCGCATAGTCACGCGGTCGCTGCGGCGCAGATACTTCGTGTAACCGTCGCCAGCCGTCTGGAAAATATTGATATCGCTGTAGCTGTTCCCCATCCCGCCGCAACGGATCAGCGACACCTTGCCGCCCGGCTGATTGAACGCCCACCCTGACGAGTCGGTGGGCGTCGGCCATGCCGAGCGAGGGCCGGTATTCGGCAGATACGGCGCGCCTTCGCAGAAGCAATCTTCGAAGATTGCGATGCGTGTGCGCGCACCTATGCTGATCCCCGCATAGGCTACCGGCTCGGCAGGCGCTTCGGGCTTGAAGCCCCAAAGGGTGCCATCGATCAGCCGGTTCGGCTTCTCGACGCGAACGCGCTTGGCGTAAATCTCGTGGCAGTGCGTCCACTCTACGCCGCCGAGCGCCGAGGCTTCGACGTAGACATCTTCGACAACCGAAATAAAGGGATAGCCCCACGCCAGCCACACACCGCCGCCCGGCCGCTCGTGCTGGAAAAGCTGCACCGATTGCGTGTGGCCGGAGAGGTTGTTGATATAGACGCGCTCCCACATCCCGAAGACGTGCGGACCGCCGCCGGCGTCTTCGCAGCGGTAGTTGACGATCTCCAGAAGCTTCGACGGCACCAGCCCTTTACGAATACGATCAGGTGCCGCCCCGGTGATGTTGCTGAAGTCTACCGCCACGCCGTCTAGCGCGAGTGTCTTCGTCTCGCCTACCTTGAAGGTGTCGGCGTCAACGGTGATCGCGTAATAATCGCGGTGGGTCTCCAGCCCGGCGTACAGCGAGTTGGCACCATCGTTGCGATAGAGACTGATAAGCTCTCCGTCGGCAAGACCGTGATTGGCGATCGTGAAGCTGTTGGCCGCGGGGCTCGTCGCGGTGATCGTCGCGGCCGTGCCGCCGGCAATCGGCGTCGCCATGAACACCGGCCCGCGCGTCTTGTCGAGAATGCTTTCGAGCCTGATGCGACCTGCATTATTACCGCCGCCGAACGAAAACCCTGAGAGCACGGCCTGCCGGGTAAAGGTACCGCCGATCCAATGCAGGAATTGGCAGTTATCGACGTTGAAGGCGTAACGGAAATCGTCAGGCAGACCGGTCGCATCCAACTTTATCTCCGCACCCCGCGCGTCGATAATCGCTCCGGACGGTACGGCGATGCCGTTCATGTTCGAGGTGACGAAGCGATAGGGCTGTGCGCTCTTCTCGATACGGACAGGGAACTGGCCAAACGCGAAGGCGGCAGTGAAGGCCGGGGCGTCATCAGTCGCGCCGTCCGCGGCCGCGCCGAACATGGACAGCGCGAGCGGCTGATCCTTGCTCAACCGGAACCAACGGTTGTTGGCGCTCTTACGCCGATATACCGTGGCGGTTGGGCTTACCTGATCTTCGTCGAGAACGTAGAGCGCCTGCCCCCATCCGCGCACGACGTAGCCATCCGTCTGTACCTGATCGGTGCCGCTGGGAATGCTGAGTGACGTGAAGCTCGCCCAACGGCCGATCGCCATCGCGTTGCCGCCGGGATCACCTCTGAACGTGCTCGGCAGATCGAGTTCCATCAGCGCGCCGGTGATCGGATTGCGCCCGAGCACGCGATAAGGGAATATGCTGTCGGCTGCGGCGGCCAGGGTGATGCCTTGCTCGCCGCGCGGCACGAGAATTGCCCTGGCCGTCTCGCCGGCTCGCTCTTGGATCATCATCGTCAGCTTGTCTAACGCGGCGTCGAGCACGTCTTCGAGGATCGTCTCGTTGTTCTGTGTGTCGACGTCCTGCACGATCGGCGTGGCGCGCTCGACGTAAACTTCGCTGTCGAGTGGAAATACGGCTACGATGCTAATTCCTGTCGACGCGCCGAGCCCGTTCAGTACGTAGTCGTCGCCGATCGTCTTCAGCACGTTATCGACATATACTTTTATCTGATCGTCATTGATCGCATAGATTTGCGCCGAATATGTCGATGATATCCCGGTGCCGACGAACGTCGCGCTAGTCTCGGTAAGTTCAACGGCCATCGGGTGATCCTGTCTCGACGTAGGGGCTGTCTCCAGCGAACACTTGTAGCGCTTCTCGCATTCCGAGGTAAGAGCCGAAAGGAATGAGGCTGGCGGCCGCGTTGCCTTGGCTCCCTGACACTTCGCCGCCGGTCAGATAATTCGCCGGAGCGCCCGCCGCCTTGGCCACCGTGGCCGGCAAGCCTGCTGTGGGGCCGAGCACCGCGCCGAGCGGATCGCGTGACGAGAAGCGCGTGCTCTGCCCCTGCATCGAAGCGTCGGGATTGACGAGCGTGCCTGCGGCCAGCAGCGGCGTCTTGACGGGGTTGAAGCTGAAGCCGGCGGGCTGCGTCAGCTTCTCGATCGTGTTGCTCAACTCGATAGGCAGGGCGAACATGCCCGACAGATCGAGCCCTTCGCCGATCAGGAAGCCGGGGTTGCTCGCGCTTTCCTTGAATTTCTCGACACGATCCGCGCCGCCGCGCCACGAACGTAGTGTTGCGCCGAGCATGCCGAGCGCCGCCATGCCGAGCATGCCGGAGAGCATCTGCGCCTTATCTTCCTGCATGGCGCGCAGCGTGATCCGCTGATGGGCCGCGAAGGTGTAGTTGCGGAACTGGAGGATCAACCGCCCCGTGGGGGTGTTGGCGAACAGCGGCACGTCGCCGACGCTTTTCGTCACGATGATGCTATCGACGTCCTTCGACACCGCCGAGCGATAGGCGCGCACGGCGTTGGGGTCGGTCCACGATTGCGTGTTCGCGACCTTCACGCCTTCTAGGTCTTCGCCGTGCTCAGCGAACTGACGGGCGATACGCTCGGCCATTCCGCCGTCGATGCCGAGATAGGCGAGCAACCGCTGATCCTTGCCGCTGATCGCCGCCTCGACGATACGGTTCTGCGACAGCACCGACGAGATCGCTTTCATCCCATCGGTCCAGTAGACGAGCCCGTTCCACTTCGAGCCGATCCGCGATCCGTTCGTCAGCCAGCGCTCGACAGCGGTGCCGCTTCGGTAGGGGTCGCCGATCTCGCCGAGGCTCATCATGCGCGATTGCAGCACGCGCTCCGTCACCTGCCCGGCAAGCTTCGCTTCCTTGACGGACAACTTGATCGCAGCGGCGTTCGTCAGCAACGGCGCTATGCCCTGCGTCATATAGCGACCTAGCCCGTGCACCATGGCCGGCCGGTAAATCTCGGCGATATTCGCAATGACGGCGCCGCCCATTGTGCGTATATAGTTGAAAGCCATAAGCCCGCGCACGGTGCGGCCCCAATTCGTCGCGTTCTCTGCGGCCTTATAGGTGCCGCGCACAAGATCGCGCATCGCTTCGAGATCGGTGATCGCACCCTTTTCGTCCTTCGCCAGCGCCGCACGATCCGCTTCGGTGAGATTTGGCTGCTCGCGCAGCGTGCGATACTCGTCACGGATCGTCTGAATTTGGTCGCGCATATCGGCGCGACCGAACCGGCGGGTAAGCTCGATCTCCGCGGCCATCGTGCGGCCGTAGCGCTCGCCGACGTCACGCACGCCGCTATGCAGGTATTCTTCGACAAGCTCGTCTGGAATGTTGAAGGTCCGGTCCTTCATAGGGCCGCGGGTGATTGGCGTAAGATACTCCGGCAGTGTCGATGCCGACGACGTGGCCGCACGGCCCGTCAGCTTGTCGAACACCTCGTCAGCTATATCCTTGGCGGCCGCGTCAAACTTCGGCGCGACGTCCGGTGCATGCGGATCGACACCCTCACCGAGACGGCCGATCTCCCAACGATCGTAGAACGCGCGCTCGCGCTCGACTTTCAACTTCTCGATATCGGCGATGCGCTGATCTATTTTCTTCGGGTCGAGCCGGGCCAAGCGCTCCTGAAGCCGCTGCACCTTCTCGCCTCGCGCCATCGACACTTCCGCCACCTCGCGCACCATATCGTCAATCGAGGCTCGCACTTCGGCCAAGCTGGCGTACGGGTCGAGCGCTTCGGCCGCTTCGAGCCGGCGGCTGATCGAGTTCAGGCGTTCCGTGCGCGCGGCTTCGGCGGCTGCTGCCTTCTTCAGCCGCGCAACCTGATCGGCCGGTGCGCCTTCGAGCTTGGCAAGTGCGCTGCTCGTGCGCTCGGCCGCCTTCTCCGAACGGACGACGAGGGCGTAAAAGTTGGTGCGGAGATCGCTGATCTTCTGTCGCAGCTTGTCGGGATCAAGTCTCTGCGCCTCGCGTTCCAACGTGCGACCGCGCGTAACGAGCCGCTGCACGCCTCGGATATTCGCCTGCTGGATGTTGTCGAGCGACGCCTGAATGGCGTCGGCGCGATCCGCCATGCCAGCGTAATTCATGTCGACCTTGCGCTGGCGCGAACGCAGCTTGCCGCGCTCCTTCAGATAGCCCTTCAAACGATCCCCGCCGGCGGCCTGAATGCGCGTGATCTCGTCACGAGCCGCACGCTCGGCGCGCACGTCGCCGCTGTCACGTGCCTCCTTGGCCGCCTGCCGCAGCTCATTGATGCGCGACACCTGCTCGATCGCGTCGGCGTTGGCGGCGTCGAGCGCTGCGCCTTGGCTTTCCAGTTCGCCGAGCACGCGGCCGCGGTCTTCCGGCGTCATACGCAGATCGGCGATTTCCTGATCGAGCGCCGAGTTGCCGTCGCGGAATTGCACGACGCTCTGCTGATAGTCGTCGGCGATCCGGCCCGAATAGTATGCTGCGACCTTCTCCTTGAAGGCCGGCTCCTGCGCCGTCAGCATCTCCTTGTTCCACACGCGGCTGAAGTAGCTGTCCGCCGTTGAGACGCTGACGTCTGACGGCAGCAGCCCCATGTCTATCGCTTCGTTCTTGAAGGGCTCGAATACGCGCTCGCGCCAAGCCTTCGCGGCACGGCTCACGAAATCGCTCTCGCCCTCGTCACCGCGACGCATTGCTCGGCCGACAGCTTCCTCAAACTCCATACGGCTCATGTTGAGGCCGCTCTTCTTCATCTCGCGGAAGATGTCTTCGCCAGCCTGCACACCATCCGCAAGACGTGCATGGAAGACAGATCGCATCTCCGTCTCGACGGCCGCACCGAGCGTGCGGCCCTCACCGTGCATCGCCTGATACACGGTGTTCTCCGCAAGCTCCTGGCTGAACTGGCGTGCCGCCGGCGACGCCCGAAAGTTAGCGCGCAGGTTCGGGCTAATCTGCCGCGTCGCCGCGGCGACGTTGCGCGCCGCCGCGCCCGCCACGGTAAGGTCTTCGAGCGTTGCGCGCTCGACGGCCGCCGCGCCGGCACTACCGGGACGCGGCATCGTATGGATGTTTTCGAGAGCGCTTTGTGCGGCAAGCTGTTCCGGGCGGGACAGCAGCGCCGCCGCACCGCCGCCGAGAATGCCACCGAGAACGATGCCGCCGCCGATCGCAAGGGCGCTCTCTTCGGCCGTGCGCGTCTCCTGCGTCGACTGAAGCAGCCCCTCTTGGATTGCGACGCCGACGCCGCCTGCCCGAGCGCCCGCCAACGCACCACGACCGAGGCGCCATGTTGCCTTTCCGGCAAGCGCCACTTCGCCCCCGACAGGGATCAGCAGCGTTGGATCGATGATGCCGGCCGTCATGCCGGCGATCGTGCCACCCCATCCCGCGGCGGCCAGGGTGCGGCGGTCGTCGTTCTCGCGGTCTATCTGCGTCTTCAGGAAGGCGGTGTAGCGTGAATTGTTCGACGAAGCGAAGCTATCCCAGTAATCTTCGTAAGGCGTGCCCTTGATATCATCCCAAGCGCTGTAGCGCTCGTCGACGCTGTTATCGATCCCGAAGCCGTTGATCTCGCGGGTTAGCCACGAGCCCACGGTGTTCTCCGTGCGGAACGCTGCACCGATCGTTTCGAGGATGCCGGGCGCCGGGCCGCTGCGCGCTTCTTCCTCTTCGGGGATAGGGTTCATCCCAATCGGCAACGTCAGCGCAGGGAGCACCGAAGAGATAGGACGGAGAGCCATTGCTACTTCCCAGGCGCATTCACGCCCGGCAGATAGCCGAAGCGTGCAACAGTGGCGTCACGTTCGAACTGCTCGCGAGCGAGATAATCCTGCCGTTCTTTCTCCAGCCGAACCTTGTTTGCCTGTCCCGCGGCGCGCGCAGCGACACGCGGATCGGCGTAGAACGCCTGCCCATTCAGCACACGATAAACGTTCTGGCCGTTCACTTTATCGACGTAATGCACCTCGTACGGCGGTGCCTTGCCGGCGCGGAAAGCTTCGGCAGTCGCCGTGGGGATCGGCATCAAATATACCTTGCTCGGGTCTACGGTGCGCCCCGTCACCTTCTTGATATCGGCGGCCGCCTGCTCGAAAATATAGCTCTGCGATCCGCCGATAACCGGATAAGCGCGCGTCGGCGGATACTTCATCAGCCGCCCATTCACGACGCCATAGAGCCGGCGCATCTGCGCGGACGCATAGGACTGCGCCGCGTTGGCATCGCCGTAGCGCTGGAAATGATCGGCGGCGAGATCGGCATAGTCCTGGCCGGCCGCCTGCCGCTGTTCCGGCCCAAGGAACGTCGGCCTGCCGTCGAACCATGTCGTGTCGAGCGCCTTGCCGAGCATGCCCTGAACGTCGGTGCGCTGCACCGTCTTGCGGAACGCCGCGACTTCCGGCTGGCCCATCTGGATTTTTCGGCGCATCTCCGGCGTGTTCTGCTCGGCCACGCGCTTCGCGGCATCGCCCGGCGAATAGCCAAGATCGTTGACGTAATGCCCGTAGAGCAGCGCGTTACGCTCGATCTCTTCGCCGCCTTCCACGCCCGCGAAGGCGTTCGGGTTACGTGCCAGCATATTCGAAGCAATCGATGCGCCGGCACTGACGGTATTCGGATCGGTGGAGATCATCGCGCCGCGCAGCGCTACTCCGCCTGCTTTGCCAAGAATGCCGGTCTTCTGCCACACATTGAAGGCGGCCTGCGGCGTACCGCCCTGCGCAGTGACCGCGGCGTCGACGGCCTTACGCTGACGATCGTCGTAAGGGTTCCATGCAAAGCCGGGCGTCGCCGACAAGGCGTTGAACGTGTCGATATCGATGTTCGCCTTCTGCCGCGCTTCGACGATGCTCTGCGCACGATTGATCTCGTCGAAGTCGGTAAGCCTGCCCGACTTGCGCGCGGCCTCTATATCCTCCGGGCCAGCCTTGCCGTCGCTGAGATCAAGCATGAATTGGTTCACCCATTTATCATGCACTTCGGCTTCGGCAATCTTCACTTCGCGCTCGCGCCCGGCAATCTCCCGCTCGGCCGCGCCGATCAACTGGACGCGCGCGTCGATCGGAATATCGGCATAGCGCGGGTCCACCTGGCCGTTGCCAACAAGTCGGGTCGATACGTCAGGGCCGTTGCCGCTCTTGCTATAGCGAGCTTCTTGCCGTTGATGAAGCTGCTCGGCGTAACGATCTGCATCTTCAGGCGTGCGGAACGTGCCGAGATTTTCACCGGTGCGACGAAAATGCGCAATAGCCTGCGCTTCCGAGATAACCTTTCCGTTCACCACACGAGGGATCAGCACCTCGCCCTTATCTGTTCCAATCGAGAAGGATTGTTCAGTCGATATGCTACCGTCGGCGTTGTTCACGGCCTTGCGGTTCGCCAGATCGATGTTACCGGGCGCGATCATTCCGCCGGCAGTTTGCGAACCGTAATCGGGCTCGCGCTTCGCTTCTTGCACCTTGTAGCCGAGCGCACGCATACCGCGCTTGACGCCAGTCTCAGTGTCCTTGCCGGGACGCATGAAGCCGCGGATATACCGATCGACCGCCTGCCCTTCGTCCTTGGCGGCCAGCACCGCGGGGCCGCCTCGATCGCCGCCCTTCAGTTCCGAATACAGGAACTCCAACTGCTGCTCTCGCGTCGGGTTGCTGCCGTAGCGCGCGAACAGCGCTTCCTTGCGCGGCCCTAGCCACTGGCCGAGCCCGTATGCGCCGCTGCTGTCGTTGACGGCACGGTGATTGCCGGAGCTCTCGCTCTCGATACCGGCGGCGATGCCTCGCGCAACAGATTGCGGCACACCTTTGCCGACGAAGAAGTTGATGATATCGCCTTTCAGCGACGCTTGCCCGCCCTTCGTGTAGCTCGCACCGCTGCCGGCATACCCGTCTTTCGTCTCGACAATAAAGTCTATGCCGCCGAGCCGAGCCATCGCTCCTTCAGGATCGCGCTGAAGATCGCCCTGCGCGGCGGCCACGCCGATCTGGCCCTTCCACCGGGTCGCGTACTCAAGTTTGTCCTGCGCAGACAGACCCGACGTGTTGATGATCTCTTCGCCCTGAGCGCGCCAATCGTCGAGCTTGTCTGGCGATGACATAGCCCCGTTCAGCAGCTTGCCGAGCGTGTCGCCGATTGTCGTCTTGTAGTAGCTGTCGCGCTGCGTGAACTCTGTCCGCAACGCTTCGCCGGCAACACCGGCGCGAAGCTGCGCCATACGCGCCTGCCACGCCGGCCGGAAGCGCTCGGGCACCTTCTCCAAGAACTGCGCCGCATCGGCGTCGAAGCCCTCCATGCGCGACTTCGTGAAATCCTGCGCCGGGCCGGATAGATCGCGCGACGCCTCCGTCAGCTTCGTCGACTGATCGGAACCAAAGCTAACGAACTGCGTCTGTCGATCGAACTCCGCGAGCCGATCTTCCTCCTGCTGTTTGGCGAGCACGAGCGCCTGCATCGCCGCACCGGTCTGCTGACCCGCCTCGCCTATTTGCTGGAGCCCCGCGCCGATACCTGCGCCGAACGCCGCCGGCGTGACACCATCGACCTTGAGGTCGGCCGTAGGGAGAATGCGGCGGTTCGCCGTAGAAACAATTGTCGGAAGTTGCGCCATCAGGTGCCGCTCACGCTGATCGCATTACCGCGCATACGCTGCACCTGCGAATATCCGCCGAGCGCCTGCGCGCCTGCGCCAAGCACTCCGGTGATAAGTGCGTTAGACCGCTGCATCCGATAATTGCGAGCGGTGGCCGCGAGCCCCGTAGCTTGAACCGATCCGTCATAGACGGCGGTTAGATAGTCAAGCTGCCCCTGCCGCGCAGTCTGATCGAGCAAATCATTCATCGACCCGGTTAGCTCGAAGCCGTTCTGGATCGCGCCTGCCCGCGTGGCCGCGAGACGCTGTCTGCTCTCCCGTGCAACCTCGCCTGCACGGATCGACGCTTGATCCTGCGCCTGCTTGGCCTGTTGCTTGGCTATATCGGCCTGAAACGACGCCGCGTTAGCAGCGGCCAGGCTGGATGCAGCGGTGCCGAGTGCGGCGACAGCGGTCGAGGCGACGGTAGCACCAACGGCCGTTGCGGCGGCGCCGGTGACGCCTGCGCCGCCGACTGCGGTCCCGAGCGCGGCAAGAGCGGGAGCGATGAATGCCATCAACGCACCCGTGCGTAGAGGGCGTAATCTGCGCCCTGCCAATAGCGGCGGCGCATCCCCTCGTTCCTGAAGCCTAGCAGTCGCATCCACCGATGCCCCTCTTCGTGCGTATCGAGCACATCGGCTTCTACACGACGAAGCGGGCATACGTCGAGAGCGCGTTGCGCCAAGCGGTGAAGCACGAGCATCTTGCTGCCGGCGTCTTGCGCGAGCAGCGCCCAGGCGAGCCCGCGATCCGGCCAGACTTCGTAGATGCCTGCCATCCCGTAGATGCGATCTCCCTCCACTGCCGCGAGGGCTAGGCCGCCTTTGATGGCCGATTCGATCGCAGCCGGCGTCATCGCCTGTCCTGCAAGAACCTGAGCGTGCTGAAGCTGAAAGCGCTCGGCCATGAATGGCCGAGCCGGAATTACGTCAATCATCGATCTCCATCCGTGCCGTGATCGCGACGAGCGTCATCGGCAGCATAGGCGAAGATTGCACGCAGATATAGCCGTCAGTTCCGTACTCAGCAGGGAACTCGATCTTGCGGTCGCCGGCGAACAGTTCCGGCCGGGTGCCGACAGGGTTGCTTGGCTTCAAACCCGGGATGGGGTCTAGCCGATCAAAGCTTGGGCCGACGAGCCCGCCGATCGTATCGAGCACGCGCAGCCACACTTCGGCGAGCGACTTGCGCCGCGTTTGCGCGGTGCCGTCCTGTGCGCCTCCGTCCGCGCGCATCGTCTGAAGCCGCGCTGGACTATCGAAGCCGATCTGCACTTTCGACGATTCTCGGTTGAGCGTGATCTGCCAGTCGTCCGCTTCGGAGTTGAAAGTTACGGTGCGCTCGACGTGGGCACTGCCGTCGGCGAGCACCTGCACCGTCATGCCCGCAAGATGCACGAGCCCCCCAACGGTCTTCGTCGGCAAGCCGTCATAAGTGATCCCGCAGTCACCGTAGAAAGCGTCAGCGGTGTCCGCTTCGGCTAAGCGACTATCCTCGATCATCTCAACGTAACGCACCGTCTCGCCGCTGATCGTGCGACGCACCGACAGCCACACATCGTCTCGCCGCCCATCCGGCGACGGGATGCTCGCGACGCTTTCTACTATAACGTCCTGTCCGCCGATCTTGTGCGGAACCCATGCGACGACACCACGCTCGCGGTTGTAAGTGAGCGCCGCCAACGTCCCGTCGCCGAGCACGCACCACACGATATTGTCAGGCTCCTGCTGAAAGTCCATGTCGACGACGCCGGCGTCGACGATGTGCTCCGACAGCACCGTCAAATCGTCCGCCTTGTAGCGATCACTGGCGTAATCGTAGATCATCTCGCGCAATTTGCGCCCGGCTCGCTGAATGAAGAGCACAGCGCTTCCGACGCGAATCGGCTCAAGCAGGCGCGAGCCGTATTCGGTCTGCGGCACGGTCGTTGCGTTATCCGCGGCGAACACCTGCTGCGTCGTCTGCTCTTGCACTGACAATTCATTGCGCGCCGTGCCTACCAACAACGCCGCACTCGGCGTGATCCACCGAATGAGGTCGAGCCGATCAGAAGCGAGCCTGAGGTGCAGCGCGGTCTCCTTTGTGACATCAGGTCCGTCCTTCGCCATGAAGTTGTCGTAATCACCGACGACCGACATGAAGAGATCACGACCGCGCGCGTAGACCAGCCGTTCGCGGAAAAACGTCACGCTCGTCGGCCAGCCTCGATCGTTGCTGAAGGCCGACTTGGCCCACCTATTCGAGCCATCCGTCGTGAGGACCGCGGGCAGTTCGACGATACCATTCGACGGGAGGAACGTAGCCGTGGCCGACAGGCCGTCGATTGCCACCGTATCGATCCGCGCCCATCCTGCGCCGGAGTGCAGATAGAGCCATTCGACGCCGGTAGACGTAAAGTCGTCATCAGGACTGTCGTCAGTGCCGCCGCCATCCCAAAAGCGCCCGTCCGTGTGAACCGGGGGGTTATTGCCCGTGGCAGGCTTTGCGCCTGCGGGCACCGACGTGCAGCGATAATAGTTACCCTCGTAGCGCCGGATATCGCCCAACACTACTTTCGAGCCGGCGCTCCACGTCCGCACGCCGGTGCCGTCCTTCTGCTCCATGTAGAAGGATGTGCCGAGATCGTCGTCGGTGAAGATCGGGCTATCGGCCGTGATGGTAATAACGCCGGTGACGCCTGAAACGGTGACCGTCGTCGAACTATCCGGGTCCACATCCTCGAACGGACCGTTGACGAAAGGGGCCGCGACAATGCTCCAGTTCGTCGGCCCCAAGCGCGAGAGCTTCTGCGGCCGGATGGCGCCGATATTGTGGCACAGCCACATGATGTCGCCCGACTGCACGCTGCGCAGCGCGAAGGTGCCCTCTTCGGTAACGAGATCGACGGCCTGCCACGGCGTCACAATCTCGTAGGGGTCGGGACCGGACAGCAATTGCCCGCGATTCACCCAAAAACGGAGCCGTTGGTCGCTGAACTCCAACACATAGCTCTGCGCCTGATTGAACTCGAAGGTCGACAGCCATGCTCGTCCGGCGAGACGAGTGCGGCCGAGATAGCGCGACCCGCCGCGGCGGGTGGCCGGCCCCTGAACCGTGGGTATGAAGTTGCACAGCGTCTTACACCCAGCGAAATACTTTTCCTGATCGGTGCGGCCGTCAATCAGCGGCGATAGCTCACCGGCGTTGAAGGTGTTCCAGATGGGAGCGATGCGCGGCATGATGCGAGCTTACCACGCTCGCGCCAAAATCCAACTGTCGTCGGGAAGCGCCTGCGGAGGAAGCTCGATCGCGTTGGTGCGCTTCGCTTCCTTCAGCGCCTCCAGATAGTCTTGCTTAAGCGATTGCTTCAGCGTCATGTTCTTCGTGATCGACTGCGTTAGCTCGACGGCCAAGCGGCATGCCATCATCTCGACGAAGGCCGCATCCCACACACCTACCGTGGCGCTGACGTCGGACACGTAAACGATATACGCCGCGCCCTCGCTGCTCCGCCCGGAAATGCCCGTCAGCAGCACACGACCCTCGATCGCGAAAGCGGCCGGATACCCGGCGTTCATCTCGCGGATCGACGAGAATACCCAATTGCCGTTCAAACTGATAAGCCGCAGGCAGTCTTGCGGCAGATTGTAGCCGGTGCTGAAGTCCTGACCGCCGAGCGTCATATCGGCCAGGGGGGCTAGCGTGGCGCGCTTCTTCGAGAAGCTCCACGCCTGTCTTCGAAGCTCGCTCTGCGCTACCGTCGTGAATACGAGCGACGCCTTGCGCGCCTGCTCGCTTTCTTCGCCTGGAGAGGCGATCGTGTTAGCGCCGATCTTGACGAGTGCGCGGTTGATGACTTCGGTACGGTTGCTCATACCGCACCGTTATCATACGAAGCCGAGCATTTCACTTCACATCCGCCGCGATAAACGCCGTAGCGCTCGCGGTCTTTGTGAAGCACCCGGTGGTCGAGAAGACGATCGTTATCCCGGTCGAGAAGAACGTCGGTTGCGCGCGCAAGTTTACGTCGATCCCTGTGTTCGCGGCCAGGGGGATGCAGCGGGCCGGCGTTACGGTGCCATCGGCCGGCGCTGACGTCGCGTTGAAGACGAGCACGTAACCGGCGCTGGCGGCCGAAGTGACATTGAAGCCGAACAGGTTGCCGGCGGACGCCTTGGCGACGAGTTCGCTGCTCGCGACGGTCGTGGCGGCGTTGACGGTGCCCGCGGCGCTGGCCGCGCTCGGCATGCCGACGACGTAGCTACCGGTCGTATCGCCCCGAGCGCGATCCCACCCTGAGCCGTTGAATACGTAGCTACCCATCGCCACGGGCGAAGGCGAACCTCCGTAGCCGATGCGGCCAGATATGCCGAACACGTTGCGCCCGTCCGATCCTGCGGTACCGTCGTAATCCGCCGCAGCGATATAGAGCATCCCGCTCGGGTTGATGATCGCGTTGCCGCGCTGGCCGTCCGTGTAGGCCGGATAGGACGTTCCGCCTCGCGCCTCGCCGCCGATCTTGACGGGATTTCCCGCATCGGTCGCACCCGCGGCGACGTCCCCCTGCACCTTGTCGGAGCCGGCCGCCGTTGTGCCAGCAGGCGCGCAGTTCGCGCCGGTCGCATCGCATACGAGATTAACGACGCCGTTGACGCGGGTGCCTGCCGGGGTTGGGTATGTCGATTGTGCAGCGGCCGGGCTTACGGAGAGCCCGGCCAGCGCGGCGACGAGGATGGCGAGACACCGCATCACGAAACCGGCCACGTTCGGCGGATGATCTCGTTTTCGATCGACTTCAGCGCCAACAGCGCGTCGACTTCGGACGTGATGACCGTGTCGTCGACGATTACGCGGACGCCGACACCGCCGCCGGGATCGCCGACGCCGAGCGTAACAGTGAGCCCGGAGATATCGTTCTGCGGCCGCGGAACGCTGTCGATCTGGAAAGCCATGATGGCTCCTTATGCGTTCGTGTAATAGAGATCGGCGACGAGCGTGCCGGCGGCCGGAAGCGATGCCGTGGCGATCGTCAGATAAATGCGCGTGTCGGCGGTAAGCGCTGCCTGACTCGCCGCCGTAGCCGTGCCGAACATCGTCGGCGTGTCGACCGCGGTGAACGTGCCCGCGGCGCGAAGCTGGCCGTTGGTGCCGTGCGTCTGCGACGTGCCGATCGCGATGACCGACGTGCCGAGCGTCGCCGACGCGGTGAGCACACCGAAGGCGAAGATCGAGCCGGCCGGGACAACCGCCAGCAAGATGTTATCAGCGGTGGTTTGCGTGGCGAGCGTGATCGACGCGCGGTAACGCCGAAACCGCGCACCGTAAGCGCCGGCGCTCGGCTTAACCTGCGGGCGGCTGTCGACGCCTGCGGTTTCGATGGAGTAGAGGTTCGCCATGTCTGCGCTTCCTTGTTGCGGTTTGAGTTGCGGTTCGGATCAGCCGGTCGTGACGATCTGCACGACCTTCTTCTCCTGAACGCGCGTCGCGCCCACGGTCGTCTTGGCATATACCTGCGTCGCGTAGCGCTTGTCGTCGCGAACGGATACGCGGGTGGTGATGTCGTTCCACATGCCGAGATGCATCGCGCCTGACGCCCACGCGGGCATGAGTCGGTTATTACCCGACACGAGCGTCGCCGCGGCGTCATAGGCGGTGGCGTCGCTGAACTCGACGGGCACGAAGTTGAAGCCCATGAAGGACGTCACCTTGCCTTCGACGAGCGTCGGCTTGTTGTTGTAGTCGAGCGACGTGACCTGAATTTCGTTGAGCAGGCCGTCGTGATCCGCCGCGGTGATGGCGGCGAACAGCTTCTCGTACTCCAGATCGACATCGGCCGACATGAAGAGGCGCTTGGCGGCGCGCAGCTTCGCGACGTTCAGGTTGGAGTTCGCACCGCCGACGTTCACGCCGACGATCTGGCCGGCCGGGAAGGCGATCGAGGTCGTGCCGTTCTCGCCGGTGGCCGACGTCGCGAAGAACGCCTGAAGGATTTCGTCGTCCTGCGCGCGGCGCATCGCGTTTACCGCGTTCATGACATAGGCCGACTGCGGATCGATCAGCATGCGGAGCTTGTCCTGATCGTCGATCAGATCGGCCCACTCGTAATCGTTCGGGAAGACCCAGCGCGCATCGGCAGGGGTCGAGATCAGCGGCGTATCGGCGTGACGCGACAGGTTCTTGACCGGCTTAACCGGGCCGATCTGCTCGACGGCCTTCGCGCCCTTGCCGGTGTAGCTGCCCTGCGAAACGGTCGCCAAGAGCTTACCGCCGCGCTGCTGGAGCAGCATCTCGACGTTGGTGGTGTAAGCCTGAACGAAGTGCGTCGGAACCTGAAACGACATGGCGGGTATCCCTTTACGGTGCCATGCCAGTTATCCGGTCCATCCGGGCCAGCCGTATTGCTAGCCCGGGTTAATAATCGGAATGCTACGCCCCCGTCAAGAGGGCGGGTACGCTACCTTGAACAATTCCTCCCACTCCTTCTGCGCCGGGCCGCGCACTTGCGGGTTGGGAGAGAGCAACTTAGCTTGGAAGTCGCTATCGCGCTGAAGCGTCTGAATGCGCTGCTGCGCGCCTTGCGACGTCTGCGTGAATTGGCCCTGGCCGCCGCTTTTGTCGCCGCTCGGAGCAGCCGCTTCGGACATGGCCCCGCCGAACTTGGCGAACATATTCATCATCGCCTTCGTACCGATCGCCATCTCGATCTTGTCGAGCGTGGCCTTCTCCAGCCCCGACTGACGGAACGCGCGACGGCCGGCTTCCTCGAAATCGCCGAACTTGTCGCCGAGTTCCTGCCCGAGCGCCGTGTAGTCCTGATCGGACTTGGCGTGGAACGCCTTCAGGCTCGCGACTTCGGACGCGAGAACGTTGCCGACGAGCCCCTTGGCAATAGCCGGCGGAACGCCTGCCTCGTGCATCCACTTCGACGCCTGCTCGACCACGGGGGTCATCTCCGTCGAGAACTGTCCGGCCAGTTCGGCGGGCAGGCCATTGGCCGCGAAAAGCTCCGAAGCCTTCGTGCCGACGAACTCCGGCGTGAAGCCGTAGTCTTCCGCCTTCTCGGGCGCGCCGAAGCCCGCCTTGGCGGTGAACGCCGCGATCTCTTCCTGCGTCGCGCCCTCCTTGGGCTTGACGAGGATGCGGTCGACGTCGCCGCCGCGCTCCATGCTGACGAGCTTTTCGACGTTCGTGTAACTGTCGAGCACGTCGTTCGGGTTCTGCCACCCCTTCGCCTGAATGGCCGTGTGGAACTTCGGGTCGACACCCGCGGTCTCATACCACGGCTTCTCGCCGCCAGCCGCAGGCGCGCCGCCCTGGCCGCCGCCCTGCTGTCCCTGATCGCCGGCAGCGGGGGTTCCACCCTCGCCACCGGAGTTGCCCGCGAGAGCCGCGGACCCCGGATTGGTCGCCATCGTTACTGTTCCTCTTCTCGTAGATTTACCGCCTCAAACGGTTCGAGATGCAGGAGCTTCACGAAGTGATCCCACACCTCACGGGTGGCCGCGGCGGCGGCGGTCCCGATCGGGTCGACCGCGCCGTTTCGGTCATAAACCAAAACGGCACGGGGGTTGCATACGCGCTTCAACTCGGCGGCCAGCACTCGGCCGTCTGGATTTAGTTGCCCTCTTGCGTCGAGCAGCAGACGGCGCGCGGCAACCTGCTTCTTGCGGTAGCGCGACACCATCAGCCGTGCCCGGCCGGCGCGCCTCGAAGCAGATCGGCCTTCATCTTCGTTTCGAGCGCGAGGTTGCGCAGATGATCGATGGCGGACATGAGCCCGCCGCCCATCTTGTTGTGAACGCGAAGGTCTTGGGCGTCGATCAGATCGAAGTCGACTTGCGTCGTTCCGTCCGCCATCACCGCGACGCACACGAAGCTCGTGACGTCGCCCTTCAGGAATTGCTCGTGTCGCTCGCCGAGTTTGTCGCGGTCCTTCCGCGCGAGGATCAGATCAGTCGCCATCGTAATCTCCGTCGATCTCCTGCGGATCGGGTTCGGAGCAGCACTCCAGCCCGTAGCCGTCACCGTCGACTTCGCTCTGATGGACGATCGCGCAGCACCCTGCGCAGATCACCTCGTCGATACCGATCTCGTCGGGGTCATCGTCTTCAGGGTGGTTAAACCCGCTATCCATGCTCATTTCGGTTCTCCGTTGTGACGGCCGTTAGAACGGCGCGGCCGTCGACGCCTGCCCTGCTTTCGCAAGGCTTTCGGCCGTTTGGCCGATTGCCGGTCCAGCTTGCAAAGCCAGAGCCATGTCCTGCTGCTGCTGCTTGGCGGCGCGTTTCGCCGCAAGCTCTTCGGGGGTGTTCATGATCTTCAGCGGCGCGCCCTGGCCTTCCGCCACGACGCGGATCGCGCGCTCATAGTTGAACACGTCCATGACGCTTTCGTCGTATTGGGCGATGGTGCCGACAGCCTCGAACGTCCGCAGCACGCCGACGACTTCCTCGCTGCGCTGCGCGCGGGTGAGCGGGCTGTCATATTCTACGTCGAGCGCGCCTTCGAGTTCTTCGGGCATCGGCCCGCACGCCGCCTCGATCGCGCCGGAGTGCCAGAGAATATCGATCTCGCGTTCGATGATGGTGCCGCAGAACTCGGACTGCTGGCGGCCCATCGTCGGCGCGAGCAATGCCCCCTTCTCCTGCGCACGCAGCAGCGCTTCGGTCGCTGTCATCTCCGGCGTCTCGACGAGAATTTGGAACAGCGTCACGAGGAACGCGCGGTTGATCGCCTGCCGGCGCTGATCCTGCAATTCGAGGCTGAAACCCGGATCGCCCTGCGGTGCGGCGCTCTTCGCCAGCACTTCACCGCGCTCGTTCATGTAGCCGGCGTTGATCGCCCCGGCGCGCATGCTGAACGGCGACATGCTGTCAACGTCGGCAGTGAGCCACGGCGGGTCCGTCACAAGCTGGCCGTAGCGCAGGCCCGTCTTCGCCATCTCGTTGAGCGTCTTGACGTCGGCGAGCGCATCCCATGCGGGGCTGCGCCCATACACCTCGCCGGGCGCGACGGTGTAGCGCGAAACGGCCAGGGGGAAGGTGCGGTAGCCACCTTCGCGGATCAGGTGTTTACCTTCGATGCAGATATCGTAGGCGCAGAACGCCATGCCCTTGTGGCCGACATTGCCGGCGACACGCTGCTCGTTGGGGCAGACGTGGAACAGGAACTCGAACTCCTTGTCCTGCTCGCTCGCCTCGAACTTCGTGACGTTCTCCGGCAGGTTGTCGCGGCCGAACTTCTCGATCGCCTGCGCGACGGTGAGCTTGTAGCGCCAGAAGAAGCCGATGATTACACCCCATGCGTCCTCGATCAGCCATAGCTCGGCGAGTGGGATCGAGCGGTAGCGGATGCCCTTCGACATGCCATCTTCGACGAGCAGCGCGCCGGTGCCGAACGCGCCGAGCCCCATGAAGACTTCGCTGGCCTGCGACGCGAAGTTGGCGCGGCGGCTGTAGCGGACTTGAAACAGGAGATCACGTAGCGCCTCGCACCACGTCATGACGCGCAGATTGTTGCGTAGCGCCTTGTCGACCGGAACGATACCGTGCCAGCGCTGCGTGCGCGGCATGACAAGGCTTTCGATCGCCGCGGCGAAGCTCGGGAGCGCTAGCTGTGCCGTGCTGTCGTAGATGAACTCGCCGCGGCGAGCCCCCTTCTCGCGCTGCTCGACGAAGTTATCGGCGCGCGGCAGGACATAGCGGGCAATCTGCTCGAACTGGCGATCGAAGTTGGCGCGATCGGATCGCGCCTTGTCGGCACGCTTCACGATCTCAGCGGCGGTTTTCGATCCTGTCGTCACTTCAGCCACGGGCGCACGTCCTTAAGTTGGTTAGAGGGGCGGCGCTTCGGCACGGAGATACACCCGCGCCGCCCCTCGACGATCAGCCGCCGCTTGCGCTTGGGCTGCGCGTCTTCCCGAGATCGGGAAGGCCGGTGTCGCTCGTCAGCACTGTTGTGGCGCGACCGCGACGGAGCGCCCGATCCGCGGCGTTCGCCCGCGCCTGTGCGTCGTCGACAGTGGGCACGGGCGGCGGTGCCGGCACGTCAGGCTTGGAGAAAAGGCCACTCATCGGATCAATCCCTTCCTTATATCAGGCTCTACGGGTCGCGCACCTCGACGTCTTATTCCCGCCCGCCGAAGCCGGCCATCCACGCATCGCGGTTTTCGCCGGGGCCGTAAGGACAGTCCTGCACGGTGGTGATGCGCACGCCGGTGTCGATGACATTACCGTCCTTGTCGGTGTTGTCGTCGTTCGCCTTCTTGGCCTCAAGGCCCTGCTGACGGATATGCTTTAAATTGCTCATGACTGTATCCTTTAAAACCCGCCGAGGGACCGGTAACCGCGACCATAGCCGCGCACCGGCCGTCCTGCAAAGTAAACACCAATCTCCGCGACTGAAGGAAGACCGCTCACCAGTTCGCCTCGCCTGTTCCTATCGCGATCCGGCCGGGGCCGCCGCGGCTGTCGAAACCGAAGCGGTCGAACCTTGCGCGGTTGATCCGCGCATGTCGTAGCATCATCATGGCGTAGCGGGAAGCCGAGATCAGATCGTCGTATTCCTTGACGATCTTGCCCTCGTCGCGGTGATACAGCCGCTTCTCTTCCATCCATAGCGGGCATACCCCGTCGAAGACGCGCCACCGGCCGTCGTTCATGCGCTCCAGCATGTCGAGCACCGCGGCTTCGACGCTGTTCGATCCGTCCGCGTTGGTGGCGTGCTCGCCGAGCATGTTGAGCCCTGCGGTCTTATATTGCCTGGCGAGCGCGACGCCGGTGCCCTTGTCGGACACCTCGCCGTCGTGGGGGTACGCCCACGGGTAGTTGCCCCACGAGCGTTCGTCGCCGATCGTCGCGACATGCTGCTTAGGTGTTGCTTTCGACAGCCGGTGCTCGCGCACGAGATAAACGATGTCGTTATCGCGATCCCACCGAAGCTGCGCCGCGGCTGTCGGGTGATCCCACCCGAAGTCGATCCCGTTTATGCCCGGCCAGTGCGTCGGCACGCTGAACGGCGGGATGAGGATGCGGCTGTCGGCGATCGGGAAGATGACGCCCGAGCCCAAGATCGGCACGCCCATCGCGCGGGCTTCGCGTTCATGCTCAGGGTAGCGAGCGATGATGCGCTCGCGCTCTTCGGCGCTGATGTGCTCGGCGTCGTTGATCGTCATCGTCGTGACGCGGCGGTGTTCGTCCTTCTCGGACAGGAAGCGGCGCACGACTTGGCTCATGCCAAGCAGCGGCGTGAACGTCATGATCGACGACCCGCCGGTTGCGGTGGTGCGGGTGATGCCCTCCGAATAGACGTCCTGCGGCGGCTCTTCGTCGAACCACACCCAATCGACGGTGTTGGCCTGCCACTTCGCGCGACCCTGATCGTAGGACTTGAAGCTGAAGGTCGACGCGCCGCCGTTGACGTGCTTGACCGTTACGCTGTCGAGCGCGTCGGCCACGCCGTTCTTCCGGCTCCAGTCCAGCACGCAATCCTTCGGGATATAGCCGGTGCCCCAATCGGCCTCGATCTTGGGCGGCCCGACGAGCAAGCGCTGCATGCCGTCGCGGGTGAGTTCGCTGCTCTCCGATCCGCCGATCGCGGTGATGGGCCGATCCCATCGGCGGCCCTGCCACCAATCGGGGTAGCGGCCGGTGAGGTGGAACGACGTCTCGGCCGCGCCGGCGAAGGTCTTGCCAAGCTGATTGCCCGCCATGAACAGGCGCTCATAGACCGGCAGCGATCCGGCGGTGTGGAACTCGCGCTGCTTGGCATAGGGCTTGTAGTGCGCCAGCCGGTTGACGGCGATCCGGCGCTCCTGCTCCTTCCGCAGCCGCGCCTCGAACACCGCCCACTCTTCGGCCGTGGCCTGCGCGCCCGGAACCGTGATCTGCTCTTCGCTCAACGCAGCTTCCCCGGTCGCGACGCGCGGCTCCACGCCCGATCCCACTTCGCGACGATCAGGCCGAAGACGACAGGGGCGACGCAGATCAACGCGCCAAGGATGACGAAGTGCTCGGCCCTCACTGCTTCCTCCCGCCCCACGCACCGCCGCAGGTGCAATCGTCAGCGTCTTCGCAGATGCACGGCAACCCCTGCCGGGTCGCGAGCCACGCGAAGAACAGGATCACCACGGCGGGGATCAGGATGGCGGCCGCTACGGCCAGGGCTGCACGCATGTCGGTTCTCCGCAGGATCGGCGTCTAGCTTGTTATGCTAGAACAGGCTCGCCGGGTCAATGTCGTCTTCAGCTTCGGCGATGCGGCGACGGTTCTCGCGCTCGACGACGTGATCGGGCTTCGCGAACGGCCGCCCCACTGGATACGGCAGCGATGGCGTTTCTGCTACTGACGTCTCGGCCTCTGTAGCTTTTTGGCCGCTAAGGGGAGGGAGAGCCCTCACGCGCTCTCTGATCGTATCGAGGTCTGCCCGTGGCGCGTCTGCTACGTTTAACACGTTATGCTCTGCTACGGGTGTATCGGCCCGCGGCGGCCGAAGTGCGGATGAGGTATTTACTCCCCCAAGGAGGTGCGCGCGATCCGGCCCCCCACCCCCCTCTTCGGCCGCATCGGTGCAGAGGGCGTTTTCGTCGGCGGGCTCGTGCGCCAATGGCAGGGCTGCTACACGCAACGGCGTAGCGTCGATCACCTGGCCTGCCCTTATCGCCGCCATGCGTTCCGCTACCTCTAGCATTTCTGCTAGACGCTCATCGCTCATGCCATCCGTAGGGGTGCTAACCTCGATCTTCTGCGGCATGAGGCGGGCCACCATTGAGACGAAGCCCATAGGATCGTGGAAGGCGGCGCGGGCTAGGGCGCTTTCCCCCTGTTCCTCCCATGCGGCGTAGGTGTCTTCAAAGAAGCGCTTTGCGAGCTTGGCACGACTGCCGGTGCGCCGGCGGTTGGCGTGGCGTTCCGGCTGATATCCGGTGCGGAACAGGCTAGCAGGGCTGCTATCAGGCTTTTCGGTCGACATTTCGTGCGCTCATGGCTGCTATGGGCGATAAGGAACGTCCCTGAACGCCGCCAAAGTCAAACGGACATAACACCGTAAACGGGGGCTGAAGCCGCTAACCCGTTGAGGCGATTAGGTTTTTGCACCTATTGATCCTTCAGCGGCCACGTCGAACGATCGGGAGGCCGGGAGCGCGACACCTCAAAGCCGCGTAGCAATCTGGCATGGTGATTTTACGTTTTACCACCCGTTACCGATTACTACTGCCAGAACGCCCGCGCGGGATTACCGGCACGGCGCGCGACAGCGTGACGGGGTGGTGGTAAGCCCCCCGGCTCTGGAAGGAATATATACTATGAAACCGCGCATCGGCATTGTATGAAACGGGCGCTTAACTTGAACGGAGAAACAGCCATGCCCGAGATCATGCCGTATTTGCGCTTCGACCCTGAAGCCGTCGAGGTAGGGTCGCGCCTCGTAATAGACCGCAAAGCCGATACGGGCCGATGCCGCGAGCGTGTGCTAGTTGCCGTTCACAAGCTCCTGGCCGTTGACGATCACACCCGCCGCGACGGCAGCGCCGGCACGCTCATGACGTGGCAGAGCGAATGCGGGCAGTGCGCCGCGCTGTTCGAGCAGGTGAGCGGCGCGGACTTCAAGGGCTTCATGCGCCGTTGCCCGTCATGCCGCAAAGCCTCGCCCCGGCGGTCCCTTGGATTTCCAAGCGGCCCGCGCAACCGCTACACGCTCTATCTGCTTGGCGAGCGCCACCCCTACGAGGTTGATCCGGCATCGCTGTTTTAAGGCGCTGAACATTTTTGCTACACGGCCGTTGACAGCCCTGTAGCAGTTTTGCTATTGCCCTTGCATCGGCACTGAAGCCGCAACGGAGATGAGACAATGAGCAAGCCCGATATCTACGCCGCGTTCGACAAGGCGACCAACAGCTTCAGCGCATCGGCGCTGATCCTCAACGGCAAGGTTGCCGGCCGGATCGTTATCAAGTTCGGCGCGGCCGCGACGGCCTATGTGCAGGTGTGGGGCGTTGAGATGGCGAGCGGCCGCGCCACCGGTTACGGCTATGACAAGGCGAGCGCCGCGGTTGAGGCGGCCGTTGCAAAGCTGCGGCTCGACAAGGCAAACGAACGCGACGACGAAGGGCGCGCAGCCCTGGCCGCATTGCTTTCCGCCTTCAGCACCCGCGACGACGGCGCGCGCTACACGTCGCGCCTTGAAGCCGCAGGCTTCACGCTCGCCAACGTCATCTGATATCAACCCTGCTACGCAACGGAGAATTTGCTATGACCGACCGTGCAGCCCTTTTCGCCCGCGACTTCTTCCTTCAGTCCTACATCGCCACCATGCTTGAAGACGTGCAGGCGCGCGAGAATGACGAAGCGTGCAGTGAGGATCGCGAGCCCCGCGACTGCGGCACGATCTACACCGTTCCCGATGTTACATTCGATCAGATGCGCGCCGATGCCGAGCGTTTCCAGCGCGAAGCCGCTAACGATCTCACCGCAGCGCACGACATGGGCGTACTCTACGGCCGCGATCAGGCTGGCGCGGATTTTTACCTAACCCGCGTCGGGCATGGCGTCGGGTTTTGGGATCGCGGCATCGGTGAAGCAGGTGAGCGCCTTACCGCCCGCGTCGGGCATGGCACCGCGTTTCCGTCGTTTGACCCCTACATCGGCGATGACGGCGCGGTGTATCTCGCGTGACGCCCCTAAGCCCCGGCGGCCGATGCGCAGCCGGGGCGGCCGATGCGCAGCCGGGGCTATGATGGCACCATGCCTGAACGGAGAAACGAACCATGATCTACGCTGAAGCCGCCTATTTCGACGGCAACCATTGCGCCCACGTCGCCGCCCGCGACGAGGCGCGCCGGCTTGCCCGGATCGATGCGAACAGCCGCCGCGCCCTGCGCGAGCGTCGCACCGGCGGCCGGGCATGAGCCCCGAAGCCGCCGCGGTCGTGACGATCGTCGTGCGCGCCCTGATGTTGGGCGGGCTCGCGCTGGCCGTCTGGAGCATTCAACGCGACGTGCGCGCCGCCTGGCCGCGTATCGTCGAGCTATTCACCGAAGAGGAACAGACCGATGATGACGCCTGAAGCCGCAGGGGCCGCCCTGGCCGCCGATCCCACGTTCCGGCTTATGAGCCGCGAAGAGCAGGAAGAGGAAGCGGCGCGCCTGCTAGGCGGGTTCAACACCCCTAGCGACGATCCGCTAGACGTCGCCCTCGCGATCGAGCTTGCCGAAGCAGGGGAGTTCGCCGAAGCGCTGGCGCGGGAACGGCTGGCAATCGCCGAACAGGCCACGGGGCTAGAGCCGTGCCGCCTGAACGCGGACGGCCCGCCTTGCAACGGCGATCAGCCGATCGCGGGCAACGGCCGTTGCATGACGTGCGGGGCGCAACGGCGGGCAGAGACGCCCGCCACGGCCCCTGAAGCCGTTCCGGCACCCGTCGCACCCCCGAAGCCCGAAACGGCCCCCACGGCGGCCGCAGCGCCAATTTTACCCGGTACTGAAGCGCCCCGCCTCCGGCATGGCGTGACGTCCGATCCGGGCGCGTCGTTTCTCGGGCGCTTCAAGGAGGCTACGGGCGCGACGGATCGCGAGACGTCGGGCATGCTCGGCATGAGCCGCGCGACGGTGCAGGCATACGCCGCCGGCCGCCTGCCCGAAAAGCTCACCCCTCAACAGGTGGCGACGATCCGCGCCGACATTGCCGACCGCCTCCTACTCCTGGCCGATCTGGATCGCGATCTCGCCGTCGCGGTTGGCGAACTCGACTAGGTATCGCCTATCCGCAATCATGGGGCTTTAGGGCCGTCGATCGTTTTTCCGATCGGCGGCCCTTGCCATGTCTGGCATAACAGGTTAGTGCTCGTCTCCGTCATTGTTGGAACGGAGAACACCGATGCTGCTAACACCTCTCGCCCGTATCGAACTTGCCGAACAGGCGCACGCTGAAGGCCGGATTATTCAAGGCTCGTGGCGCAAGAACGTCGACGGTCGCGAACTCGTTTGCGCCCTTGCCGCGTTCGGTCCCGATATCAATTCGGCGTCGAACTGCCCGGCCGATCTCATGCCCCGGTGGCTCGCCGAATTGGTGCCAACGCTCGACGACGGGATCGCCAAGAGCGACGTTCCGTGGTTCAGCGGAGAGCTTATCTCTCGGGCACGTCGCTGGCATGCGCTTGACGATGGTGCGTGGGAGCGCGTTCGCACCGGTTTCATGATCGCCGGCATCAGGCAGGCACTTGCGAGCGCCGAACCTGTTCAGCCCGATCCGAAGCCCGCTTACTGGCAGAAGGTCGTCGATGCATGCAACGGCGTCATCACCGCTCTCGAAACGGGCCGCGGCATCTTGGCGGCGGAGGCGGCGACGGCGGAGGCGGAGGCGGCGACGGCGGAGGCGGAGGCGGCGGAGGCGACGGCGCCGGCGGCGGCGACGCC